TCGAACACGTGGCACAATCTCGTGTACGCCACACAAGGGGCGGGAGGCGTTCGCACGTGCTACCTCGACGGTCGAAAGTTGGGGGACGCCCAAGTGCAAGACACGTTCGGGGAGTACCCACCGTTTGCGATGACCACGTATTCGGAGTATGGGTACACGGTGAGTGCGAGTGGTGTACCCAACGGTACTTATGCACCTTATCACGCCTTTAATAATACTGTCGCAGAAGGGAACGGTAGTTGGCATAGTGGGTTCACGTATGAGACGTCAGGTTCTCGAGAAAGTACAACTTCAACATTATCAAGTTGGACTGGCGGCGGAGGAGGTCATAATGGTGAGTGGCTTAAAATTGAAGTACCATTTAAACTCGTTTTGAATAGTATAACTTTCAGACAGAGAACTGCAGCCCCTGGGCAACATCCTAGGCTTTTTAGTATAGTGGGTTCAAATGATGATTCAAACTGGTATCTTGTACACGAAGAAGTGAGCAGGACATTCGCAACTGCAAATGCCCCAGATCCAGATTCCCATACTATGACAGGACCGTATGCGGGTACAGCTTGGAAATATTTTGCCGTTGTGATTAGAACTGGTGCAACCGATAATACGTACAATCACGTGGCGATAGGTGATTGGCAACTCTACGGCCACAAAGAGAACGACACCACCCGGTTCCCCATCTCGTCGACCGTGCTGAAATATCCGCACATCGCGATGACTGGACCGGCACAGCGGGGGTATGTGGCGAGTGCGAGTAGTCAGTATCACGACAACAATTACCCACCTTACAACGCTTTCAACAATGTATTCACTGGTAGTGACCCCACGCACACGTGGAACTCAAAGGCAAGCGCGTACAACACGTCCAGCGGAGAATATAACGGTTCGGATAACTTTTCGACGACCATTTCCGGGACCGCGTATGCGGGTGAATGGATCCAAATCGAGTTGCCACGCAAGGTCGTGGCATCTGCGCTCAAACTTGGTTCGTATGGATCGAACTCCGGTCGATCACCGAGAGACGGTACTTTTGCCGGGAGTAACGATGGTTCAACGTGGGATTTACTGAAAACATACAGTGGCGAAACGTCGTGGACACAGGGAACTCTCAAATCGTTCGCGCCGAGCAATAACACGACGACCGCGTACAAGTATTTCCGATTCGTGATCACGCACGTCCAGGTATCTAACGACGGACTCACTGCTTTACAAGCATTTGAAGTTCACGGCACCGAACCAGAGGACGTGATCGCCCGCGTCGGCGAGGGCTTGGACGGCAAGGTCGCGAACTTCCGGGTCTACGACAAGTACCTGCACGAGGAGCAAGCCCTCGAACTGTGGGATGCCCAAAAGGATCAGTTCGGTGTGGCGACGTCGTCGGTCGTCGTGCACAGGGGACGGCTGGGTGTGGGCACGACGGAACCGGAGGGAAGGTTCGCGGTCCTCGATGAGCCCGGGGACATGGAGGAATTCCCACCGAGGGCGATGACGGCCGCGGAGACCCATATGGAAGGACATGGGGTTTTTAAGGCAAGTGCGAGTTCCGTGATGGATACTAACTCGTGGTTTCCATGGATGGCATTTGATAAAAATGGTGCTTACGGATGGCATAGTCGCTATACGGGTCAATCTGGTGGTGGCGTTGACGGTACAGGTACGACCTGGTATAGTTCAGATGGTACATATGGCGGTCCAAACTCACTCGGCGGATATCGTGGTGAATGGATTCACTTGGAAATGCCATACAAAGTGAAACTAAACAAGTTATTGTTTTTGCCGAGGTATAGTGTTCCGAAACGTTCACCACAGGATGGTGTATTGCTAGGAAGTAACGACGGTTTATCTTGGACAGTTGTACATTCTTGGTCGGGTGTGACGTCTTATGTAGCATATGAATACACAGAATTCGATATTTCAACATCATCCTATTTCAGCCACTACGCACTAGTGAGTTCAAAATTGATTACAGATGGTAACACTGATAGTCTTCAGATTATGGAACTCCGCTACTTCGGCACCCGCCAAGGTCAATCCACCCTCCACGACGGGGAACTCAAACTCACCAAAAACCTCACGGTGCCTCGCATCGGGCCACCGCTCGACGCGGACGACACGCCCCAACGGGACAAGCTCGTGGTGGAATACAACACCTCGACGAACCCCACGGAGAACGGGGTGGTGCGGGATACGAGTGGACGGGGCTTGGATGGTCTCACGTACAACGGGGCGTCATACGACGCCACGGAGAAGGCTTTGGTGTTTGATGGGTCAAATGACTACGTGAAAATTGACAACATCGGCAATCCGGCCGGTGGTTGGGCGCATAGTTTCTCGGCGTGGTTCAAATTAGATAATACCCCTTCCGGTGAACATCTCTTCCAAATTGGTAATGGTCTCGTGTCTGGATCTTTTTCACCAGGTAATTCTTATTCTGGTCTTTATTTTTCGTCTACACAGACTGGTTGGTATTTTTACTCAAACGATCATGCCTTTGATTTCATACCCGCCGCCGGAACCTGGTATCATATAGTGGGTATATACCCAGGTGGTTCCGCTGCTAATCGCACGTTATATGTGAATGGAGTTAAACAGTCTGTTAAATCTGGAACAACACCCGGAACTTTAACGTGGGATGTCGAAGCAAATTCAGACCTGGCAATAGGTGCCGATTGGAGCCGACATGATACGGGGTACGGAACACCCATTGAAGGTCAAAGTCATTGGATGGAAGGCTCCATCTCCAACTTCAAACTCTACGACGTCGCCCTCGCGGCCACGGAAGTCAAGCGACTCTACGATATGGGTCGGTGCGACGAGGGACACCACGTCGTGAATTTCAGCAAGACGCGGGTTGGCATCGGTTTGGGGGATGGGGAGGCTCCGAGCGCGGCTCTAGAGGTGCGGAACGGTGCAAATATTGGTGGGGATGTGAATGTAGGTAATAACACAGGTGTCGTCACTTTACAGGCGCATCCATTCACCACGGTCGATTTAGGCCCATCTACTTCAAGTACTCTCACACAGTTCGATACAGCTGACTACAAAGGTATTTGGCTCGCAACATTGACAAGGCCAGATGATAGGCACGGCGATGTCGGATTAACTACGTCTGCAATTATTCACAAGACAAACGGAATTCATATAACTACATTACATTCCAGTGCTTACATTCTTATCACCAACGACGGTAATTCGATTAAAATAGGGAGTGGTTCGTCCGTCAGTAAGAACAATCTACCTGGAACATACCCGTTTGAACTTAGAATGGTCCGTTTAATGTATTAAAAATGTATACATATTATAAATGTACGAAGACGTCATCAGGGTTGGACAACTAAGATACATGTTGCGTTCGAAACGAAATGACATGCTTTCGAATACTGACTGGACACAGGGCAACGATGCACCCTTATCCGAAGAAGAAAAAAACACGTGGAAATCTTATCGCCAAACCCTCAGAGACCTTCCTACATTGGCATCACCCGATCTCAGTGTGTGGGTCACCGATGAGTGTGGACCGTTGCAGGTGGGTGATAGACTCATGCTCTCTTCCAACGTCGAAGGTTATTTCACAAAAGGTGAGCCCGCGGTGCTCAAAGTGAGGACAGCGTGTGATTTTTCTAATACCTACTACTCCAACATCGTCTCCGTGACCCAGTCTAACGTGGTCGTGACGAGTGAGACCGAAGAGCCCGGATATGTCGAGAACTGTTATTGGACCTCCAGTAGCATTTCACACTACGAGGGGAATGCCGTGTCCCACTATTCAAATGTCGTCATTTACGACGGTGTCAGTGTGTACACGAACGTACAAGTTGGCGAATACTCCAACTTGGCCACGGAGATCCAAGAAGGATACACAGCCGTCGTGGTCAGCAATGTGTCCCCGGTCGAAATTGAAGGGTACACACCGGTCCTCGTGTACTCCAACGTGAGTTCGGACTCGTACGACGCCAATGTGCACACTGAGCACACCAAAGTCATCACACACTACTCGAACATCTCCGTGGTCGAGGAGGTCACGTATTCCAACATAACAGATGCTGAATACGCCAACTTGAGCACGGAGTACGTCGTGACCCCCGGGTACACGGAATTTGTCAATGAGGCCTCAAACACGACGATTCGCGTGGAGCAGTACGCGGCTTTGACCCCTGAGGAGAGGGCGGCGTACGTCGTGCAGACCATCGCACCGGTGACGTCCAACTTACAATCCCACTATACCCAACAAACGAGGACCGTGCCCCACGTGATTCGTGAACTCGAGGGTGGCATCAAGGCTCGGTACGTGTCGTGTGATTATGTTTAATTTTTCTTCGGTAACAATAGAAAGTGATGGTGTATACCGTCGATTTTTTGGGTGACGCCCAACTCAAATGTAGGAACATCTCCCTCGACGGGGTGCGCATTCGGGCACAGGAGTACGTCGGATTACAGGCCGTCACGGATGTGAATAATGAGACATCGAACACGATCGCGATATCCAACGTCACGCAATCTACGAGTCAGACGACGGGTGCGTTCACGGTGTCCGGTGGCGTGGGCATAGCGAAGGACCTACATGCATCGAAGATCGTGGCAAACACGCCGTCGTCCGATTCGAATGGGAGCCAGTTAAACGTTGGGAATCTTCAGGGTTCGTATCTGGCGCTCGGGGCCCACACCGAGTATTCATGGATGCAATCGCGGAACTCCAAACCCTTATCTCTCAACGCACTGGGGAACAACGTCGGTATCGGGACGACGACTCCTGAAGATAATTTACACATCCACGCAAACGAGGCTGGTGGCACACAACTAAAAATAGAAAATACGTACACCACGGGTGATTCGAGAGCCGGATTATTTTTACAAACACGGAATTCAGACAACTTTGCGTTGCAATTCACACCTACTAATGATTCTATTATTTTAGATAATAAGGGGCAGGGTGGATATTCATTCTATCAAAAAGACAGTGGCGGTACAACAAACAATGTCATGCAAATCCTCCCAAACGGCAACGTCGGCATCGGGACGGCGAATCCGGGGTATAACTTGGACAATTATTACAATAGTGCACGGATCGCGGGAACGACCCAACATTACGTGAGCGCAACGAGCACGAACACGACTACGTACATTTACATCGGACGTTTTACTACGTACGGTACGGTGACTGTGAATTTTACCGCCTCTGGCAGTTCATCATTTTCAGCGAATTACGCAACGTTCACACGTCAGTTTAACGATAAACCAACCGTCGCATATTTATTGAACGGTGACCAATACACGACCCACCACTTTTATTATCAATCGGTCGATTTTTATAGTTATGACGTGTGGCACAGACAAGATAATCTCACCAATTTGGCTATGCGCTTCCACGTCAGTGGACCTAGTATTAGTCTACCGACTGAACCGTCGTCGCCCACCCTCACCGAGTGTGCGTACGGACACCGTGCAAAACAGTGGCCAGGTGGAGGACTCCTGTATAATACTTTTGACGGCAGAGTCGGCATCGGGACGGCGAGTCCATCGTACAAGTTAAATGTACTCACGGACACGAATTACGATGGTATATCCCTGCGGGACTCAACTCGAGAACTTTTAAAAATAGCAAAGGGTAATAATGGTGCTTACATTAATATGTTTGATTCTGGTGTGAGTCAAGTGAATATATCTACCTCGGGGAACAGTTGGATTAATGGCGGCAACGTCGGCATCGGGACGTCGAGTCCGTCGCATAAATTAACTGTGGCAGCAGCATCGGGTGACGCAGAAGTTCATATACAAGCACAAGGAAATGGTAGCACTGGTGCAATTATTTACTTTAACGGAGCGGCTACGAATCAGCGTAAATGTGCAATCTTATCATCTCCAATCAACTCGTGGTGTAGACAAGATTTACACTTTTGTCATAATACGAGCCTAAATTACGACGATGCCACCATTGCCGATTCCAAAATGGTCATCACAAATGCTGGCAACGTCGGCATCGGGTTTACGAATCCTGGACTTCCATTGCAGGTGAATGGAACAATAAGAGGTACGACGTTGAGTGTCAATGGGGTTGGTTACATGGTTTCGGGCAATGGGAACCTTTCACCTAATGTCGGCAAAGACACTGGTATATCTTTATACGCAAGTACTGGTGGTGGTTCTATTTATTTAATGATCAGTGCGCAAAATAACGCGGGAAGTCAAACAGGTACTTGGGTGTACATTGTGAGAAGATACTATAGTACACAGAATACATGGACAAATTCGAGTGCTACCGTGAAGGAACTTGCAGCTATGAATGGAATGACCATCCCAAATCCAGGAAATCCTACATTATCTCTAAACTCGACTACTGGTCGTTTGGAATTTAGTTTTGGTACTGCTGTTAACTACAAATTCACAGCGTACGTGATTTAATTTCTCGTGTCATGATATATGGGACTCATCGTTGCGGACGACCTTATTCTTCAGAATGGCATGACTCTCAATGATTACTACATAAACATTGACGACATTCGAATTTTGAAATCAAATATTGACGCTTTTAAATACACGATTTCTGCAACTGCCAACTATTATGTCAACAAAACGGCACGCGAGGGTCGAAAGGCATCACTCAATGCTCATGATGTCATCATTTCGACTGATACACTGCCTAACATTCATTCGCAACTTTATGAAGAACTCAAAAAATCTTTTACGAGTTTCACCGATGATTTATAAGTATTCTGGAAAACGTGTGAATACATTTAATAACACGTGAATTTTTCCTCACGCTATATTAAATGCCCATCGAAGCACCGAGTGGAACATTGGACATTGAAAACGCCAAACTACGCGTGAGCGAGTTCAGTGCGACGACGAGTGTTGGCATCGGCACCGAAAACACACAGACGCACCCACTCTACATCTACAAGGCCTCCGAACCGGAGATAGTCCTCCAGGAAGGCACGACGGCCGCCGCGAAGTTAACGTCGAATGACGGCAGTCTAATCATTCAGTCGGGTGTCACCCTCAGTGACAGTTCCACCGGAGACATCGTGTTTTCGGACATGGGTGTGGCTAATAGACGGATGACCATCAAGGGGTCCTCGGGAAATGTTGGAATAGGCACCACCAATCCGACGGAGATATTTCACGTACACGAAAACATCTCCACTACCGGTCATCAAATAATATCCAGAGTCGGTGGGTCCACGTCTTCATATAACACGCTCGTGTTTGGTTCAAAGGAAGGAAGACCTCACATAGGAGGACACAGAGGTGATTACGGTTTATGGGCCGACCTATCGCTCCAGAACGACCTGATGGTTCTCAAACAGAGCAATATGAGTGTCGGCATCGGTACAACAAATCCCGTTGGAGATCTTCACATCACGGCAGGAACCACGACCGGTTCAATCACGGAGATATATCTCGGTGACAACGCTGATACGGATAAGACGTCCATCATCAGATATTATAAAGGTGATGCAGGCTCTAATCCGGGTCGTCTCACGTTCGGGAATTGGGGGGATGACTTTGGCACGGGAACGACCACGATGTGCATAAAGAAAGGTGGCAACGTCGGCATCGGAAGTTCGAGTCCCGAATATAAATTAGACGTGCTTGGTATATCACGCGTCAGTTCAAGATTGAACGTCCACCAAGGCTCGGAAGCACCCGTATTTAGTAATGTGATGGCGACGAGCAGCGATGGTGGTCGAGCGCAATTAGTCGTGAGTTCGGCATACAGCGATATCATGATCGCGTCATCGAGAGTAAATAACGTTCACGGTTCGACGTTAAGTTTTATGACGTACAATCCATCGGACACGCTTGATCACAGAGCATTTGTGATCAATCAAGGCAATTGGGGAAGTAGGAAACACATGCTCGATTTCGGTTATGAAGATGCCGGTTACAGCAATCCACACTACAACGTTAATGTA